CCTATTGCTTTATACCAATCCCATTGATTATAATAAACAATACCGTTAACAGTACTATTTTGAAAAAAGTCTTTTTGATTATTAACAGCAACACCATTAACAACCATACTATTATAAAAGTCCCTTTGGTTACCGTTTGCATTACCATCAGACGAATCAACACCTACGGAAGCCCAAAAACTAGCGTCTATTGTAATCATTTATTTTTTTTCTTTAAGTAAATCTTAATTTTTTCTATATTCTTTTTCATATTATCCTAAATAAATGCCGTTAAAGTATGAACTTGAATTTGGTCTAATTGTATCGCACGAATCAGTTAAGTTGCAATACAAAGGAAACAAGTCTTCATTGCTCTTTAAATAGTTTGTAACTCTTTGACTCATATATTCTGCTAAATCTCTTATAGAACCCCTTAAATAATGTATTTCATTTAATTCACTACTTTCAGAATTTTCTGAAGATTGTGTTGATACTGATTTATTAGTTAATTTGTAGTTGATAAAAGGTAAACATTCATAAACTACCCATTCTTTTAAACAAGGTTGGATATAATCATCTAATAATATTTTGTTATTACCAGCAATAGTATCTCCTTGAATATTAGTAATAATATCATTGAATAAATCAGTTCCTAGTATTGCTTCAATGTGAACGTTTTGACTTGAAATTATAAAAGGTTCAAGTAATTCATTAGCAACATCGCTATTAATTACGGTGTTATCTCGTAGAAATTCTACGCTTAACATTAAAGTATTATTATTAGGCATTATCTTCGGTTTTATTTTCGTTAATTTCTTCTTCAGTTGGTGGCACTCCTAAAACTCGTTTAGCATCTTCAGGACTCAAACCAAAGATTACTTCAAGGATAGATTGACCACTCAAATAACTTATAGTTCCATTAGCAACTTGAGCTGCAATATCTAGTATTCCAGTAACACCACCAACAGAGCCCCTTAAATTTGCTTTAGCTTCAGCTTCAACATCGATAGGAGTAACAACACCATCAACAGCTTCTTCAATAACTTCACTTTCAAAACTCTCAACACCTTGTAACTCTAAATCAGGAACTCCGTTAATCGCTGCAATCTTATTAAAAGCCCTTTCAATAGTTACTTGTTTTTGCTCTATTACATTTGCATTAAAAACAGTTTCAGCTTCTATTACTTCGTCTGAACTTCCTAGCTTACCACTTATAGCAACACCAGCAACGATTGGAGAAGCTCCGTGAGCTACAATAATATTTTGTTGTATTTGTTCTTCTAATTGTAAAAAGCGTTCATCAGAAGCGTTTAAATTGATTGGTATAAATTCAGGTGCTCTATCTTTACTTTCTGAAAAGGTAACAAAAACTTCGCTACCGTTATCCGTTCCAGCGTATTGCTTTGTAAGTTTCTTCTTAATATCCTTCATTTCTTCATCAGTTGGAATACCACCATTAAAAGAAATAACCATTGAAGGAGTAAAACCGTTTTTAACTGAAGACAAATGAAAGTTGGCTATCTCTCTATCTAATTCTATCCAATCAACAGAACTAATATAATCAGGGTAAGTGTAATAATCAACTCCAGGTCTGTATTCAGTAAACCAAACTAATTGAGTTAATTCGTCTTTGTACCTTTCATCAAAGCCTTGTATTAATTCAGGTATATTTTTTTCCTTCTTTGGCTTGCTCCAATCAGCACTTACATAGAAATATTCAACCCCTTCAGCTTGTCTTTTAGCCATTTCAGAATCATCATCTAATTGCTTTGCTATTCTTACTTTACTAAAATCAACATACGATTTACGTGCAATAGTTTTTTTATCCTTAGACCAAGTAATTGCAAAACAACCACCGCCATACGTCATTAAATCCCAAGCATTTTTTACAGCTATTTCATTACAGTCTTCTTTGCCGAAACCATTTTCTATAAAAGTAGCGTTTTCAGGCGTTTCAATAAATCCCTTTCCAGCAGTCATATTAACCTTCTTACGAACCAATGAATTATGCTTTGATGATGTATTTAATAATTCAATTAAATATTCACCGTATTGATTATCTAAGCCGTAGTTAATCCATTCTTGTTTACCTTCTGAAAAGGTAGGAGTGTTTTCTTCCCTATTCTTTGAGAAAGTAAAAAAGTTAGCTGGTAGTGTGTTTTTATCCATTATAAACCGTTTTTGTATTTGGTTGCTCTGTATATTCTTTTATAATTGGTAACTTAATCCCATCAACTTTAACCTTACCAAGTTCAACAATTGCTCCAGCATTTGCAACCAGTAAATTAGTTGGAGAAGATTGTTCGTAAACCTTATAAGTATAATATCCGTTAACTTGTAAATTGATAACGCTGTTTAATAAATCTTCAACCCCTTCAGTAAGTTCAATTATAAATTCATTATAACGCTCTTTATTTGTAGATATATCAACTCCAGTAAATAGCTTGCTAGTATTAGTATCTTCATCTATAAACTCAAAAAGATAATATACTGGACTTAACGTTGTTTTCTCAAACAAAGTAAATACAGACTTATTAGTTGAACTTCTATTTAGTAGAATCATTTTTTTTCTTTTTCTCTTTTACTTCTTCTTCAAATAAAAAACCAAAACCTTTTTGAATATAGAAAGGAATTAATTTTGTTGTGATTGTTGAAGTGTTAAACTTTGGTAAAAATCCGTTACTAACTTCAATATCAATATATTTTTTCTTTAGTTTCTTCATACATTAATAAAAGTATAAAAATTAATATTGTTTTAAATAAATATTTAGCACAAAAAAACCCCCTTACATAATAATCAGTAAGGGGGTTAATCAGAAAAGAGAGCCTTTTTATACTGCTATTGTTAACGTTCCAAAAGCCGTAGAGCTTAATTCATAAGCTGGTTGTGGTTCGTTTCCTAGTATAGTTAATGCTAAGCCGTTTAAATCTCCGAATGCTTGACCGTTAGAAGTAGTTGAAGCACTTAAATCAGCACCGTTAACCAATCCTAACCACCAATACAAACCGTTATTATCTTCTACAATAACGTGCATTGAAGTTTTAGCTAGTAATTTAAGAACGTTTCTCTTAGCTGCATCAGCTTTAGGGAAGTTCATTGTTAAAGTTTGAGTATAGAAGTTAGTTCCATTCTCTAAAGAGTGATTACCTTCTTCGCTATTTGAAGCCGACTGTGGTCTGAATTTGAAAGTGTAAAAAGTTTCTGTACTTGTTACAACATCAATAACATCTTCAGCATCATAAGTAAAGGTTGTTGCATCGGAATAAGCTCCAATGTAAACATTCTTAACCCCACCAATTGAATCCTGACAAGCTAAAGGAATACCGTTTGTTAATACGCAATTTGCCATAATTTTATAATTTTAATTTTTGTTTATAAAAAAAGGGTAGGCAAATCTTACCTACCCTCTTTTAAGTTAATTTATTTACTTCTTAGTTAGAAACAATTCTTTCAGGGAAAGCAAAGTTAAAACCAATTTTCATTTTTTGGATAACTCTAACTTCGTCATTATCTTCAGAATAAAAGATTTTGAAAGATTCAGCATCATTTAATAAATCAGTTCCAACAAATAAGTTAGAAGTTTCAGCTAAGAACATTCTAGCTAATCCATTTAATCCACCTACTCCAACAACTTTTACGTTTGTACCTGGAACGAATTGCTCAAACTGTCCGCCTTGATTTTCAGCACCACTATAAGCAAATAAGTTAGCATCTCTTAAAGCAGCTGCATAAATTCTATATTCAGCGTACCCCATAAATAAAACTAAGTTATCAGAAGCAACAACATCAGCTGGAATTGCAGCAACCATTTCATCAACAGCAGCTACGATATTAGCAGCATCCATTGCTAAAGCTGTACCAGTAACAACAGCAGCATCAGCATCAATTAATTTAATCAAACCATCAGCAAAAACTAAGTTTCCAGCTCCAGCAGTATTCCCTTGCCAAGTTAAAACCTCTAACATTTTAGCAGTCTGACCAGCTAATTCTTCAGCGTATAATTGTTCAAATGGAATCGCTTCGTTATAGCTTCCTGGATTCATCATTTTTTGCGTGTAATACGCTTCTAAAGTATTTAAACAAATTGCTTCATTCTTTTTAATGTCTGAAACTGTAATTGTTTTTTGTGTTAGAATTGTAGAACCAGCAGCAGTCCAACCACAAGCACCAGCAGCCCAAGAAGGCGTAGACGATAATATGTTGATAGTTGCAGCCGACTTGATACCAGGTTGTACTTGTATCATTCCGATTGTCTTAGACTCAAATAAAGAAGCACGGATTAAATCCATTGCATTCTCTTCAGTATATGCTGTTAATCCAGCTACGTTTAAACTCATAATTTATTTATTTTTAATGTTAATTATTTCTTTAATTGTTTTATTGTACTTATTAGATAGGTATCTTAAATTTACAACACCGTTTTCTAATTCTAATTTAATTTCTTCTATTGTAGAATCAATTACTTCAACTTTTTTAATAGTTGGTTTATTTTCTCCTTTCTTCTTTGCCATTACGGTTGAG